GAAACTAGATAATGGTGCTATTTTAGAAGCAGAAGTATTTGAAGCTGGTGCAGAAGTATTCGTTGTTGCAGATGAAGAACGAGTTGCAGTACCAGTCGGAAGATATCAAACTGCTGACGAAATGGTAATCGTTATTGAAGAAGAAGGAGTTATTGCTGAAATCAAAGATGCTGAGGAAAAAGAAGAAGAAGAAGCACCAGTTGAAGAAGAAGTAGCTGAAGAAGAGGTTGTAGAAGAAGAAGAATTATCAACTGAAACTGCATCTCCTAAAAAAATAGTTAAATCTATTACTGAAGAGCAATTCTTTTCTGAAATTGAAAAATTAAGAAATGAAATCAACGAACTAAAACTTTCTAATGTAGAAGTAAAAGAAGTTGAAGAAGTAGCTGTTGAATTATCTGAAGAAGTTGAAGCAATTAATCACACACCAGAAAACGCAACTGCAAAAAAAGAGTTAAACCTTTACTCTCAAAAAGGCAAGAATAACACAATGAGTAGAATTTTTAACAAACTAAATAAATAAAAATGGCATTAACAATTACAAGTTCATATCAAGGAGAATTCGCGGGTAAATTTATCTCGGCGAGTTTATTGAGTGGAAACACAATCGCAAATGGTTTAATCGAAGTAAAACCAAATGTAAAATTTAAAGAAGTATTAAAGAGAGTAGATTTATCTGGAGTTGTTGCAAACGCAAGTTGTGACTTTACAGATGCTGGAACTGTTACTTTAACTGAAAGAATTATCGAACCAAAATCTTTACAAGTAAATTTAGAGATTTGTAAAACTCCATTCGAATCAGATTGGGAAGCTATCTCAATGGGATACTCTGCACACGATAATTTACCAGCAACTTTTTCTGATTACTTTATCGGATTAATGGCTGGGAAGATTGCTGAAAAAACAGAACAAGATGTATGGAGTGGAACTGCTGGTGCTGGTTCATTTGATGGATTTTCTACTTTGTTAACTGCTGCTACTTTACCAGCTGGACAAGATATTACTGGTGCTGCTGTAACTGCTGCAAACGTAATTGCTCAATTAGGAAAGGTTGCTGATGCAGTACCATCTTCTTTATACGGAAACGAAGATTTATTTATCTATGTATCTCAAAACGTATGGAGAGCATACAAGAGAGCATTGGGTGGATTTGCTGCTGATGGTTTAGGAGCAAACGGATATATGGCACAAGGACAAAATCAAGATATTGATATTCAGTATTTCGATGGAATCAAAGTTGTTTGTGCAAATGGATTAGCTGATGATACAATGGTATCTACTTTGAAATCTAACTTATTCTTTGGAACTGGACTTTTATCAGACCACAACGAAGTGAAAGTTTTAGATATGGCTGATTTAGATGGTTCTAAAAATGTACGTTTCATTATGAGATATACTGCTGGAGTTCAAATTGCAGTATTGGAAGACGTAGTTTTCTATTCATAATAATTAAATAAATAACAATAAAAAGGTAGGTGGTTAATCTGCTTACCTTTTTTTTATAACCTTAAAAAAAATATATACACTATGGCTTGTTTACTTACATCTGGTAGAGCGTTACCTTGTAAAAGTTCTGTTGGTGGCTTAAAAGCGGTTTATTTCGCTGATTATGGTACATTGGGAGATGCTACAATAGTAGCTGGAGAAATTACAGCGGTTGCTGGAACTCCAGACTTTTTCAAATACGATATCAAAGGAAATTCATCTTTAGAAACTGCAATTACCAGTTCAAGAGAGAATGGAACAACTTTTTACACACAAACATTAAATTTAACTTTGACCACATTGGACAAAGCAACACAAGAAGAGATTAAATTATTAGCTTCATCAAGACCTCACGTTGCGATTGAAGACTATAACGGAAACTTCTTTTTAGTTGGTTTAGAACACGGAGCAGAAGTAACTGGAGGAACAATTGTATCTGGTGCTGCAATGGGAGATTTATCTGGATTTACTTTAACAATGGAAGCAATGGAAACTTCTCCAGCTAACTTTACAGTTTCAACTGTTGTTACAGATAATGAATCTGCAACTCAAATAGATCCAAACGCATAATTTAATAACTTTGGTTTTTTAAAAAGAGGGTATTCTTAATTGAGTACCCTTTTTTTGGTTTAAATAAATAAAAATACAAACTTTTAGTATTATATATATATGAAACATTTGTTACCTACAACTGATGCACAAACAATAAAGATTATACCAAGAGTATATTCAACATCTGTTACCTTAAAATTAAGAGATGACAGTACAAATACAAGCGTTACAATACTGCCAAGCGGTGTTAAAGTAGGTAATTACATTGAATTGACAAATGTTTATGATTTAAAAGAGGGTCGTTTTTACGATTTAAAAATATATAATGGACAAGGTGCAGTAACTGAATCAGATATTATTTATAGAGATAAAATATTCTGTACATCACAATCAACAAACCAATCTAATAACGAATATTACACAGTTAATAAAGATGAATACAAGTCAAAGAGTGGTAATAACGATTTTATAATACTATGAGTAAACACATAAATAAATTCAGAAAGCCAACTGTGGCAAAAAAGAAAGATTCAAAGATTAGTTTTGTTAATCTATCGAATTATACATCTCCTATTATTCAAGAGGTTAAGAATAAAGAATGGGTTGAATTTGGTGCTGATAATAATTACTTTCAGTTTCTTATTGACCGATACAATGGAAGTCCAACAAATAGTGCAGTTATAAACGCTATTTCACAAATGATTTTTGGTAAAGGTTTGGATGCAACAAACAGTTCAAAAAAGCCAGAACAATATGCTTTGATGATTTCTTTATTTAAAAAAGATGTTGTTAGAAGATTAGCATACGATTTGAAGTTAGCTGGACAATGTGCAATACAAGTGATTTATTCAAAGGATAAAAAGAAAGTACAAAGAGTTGAGCATTTACCAATTGAAACGTTAAGAGCGGAGAAATGTGGTTCTGAAGATAAACAAGTACAAGCGTATTATTATCATCCAGATTGGGCGAATGCAAAACCAAGCGACCAACCAAAAAGAATACCAGCATTTGGTGTTTCAAATAGTCCACAACCAATTGAGATATTATATGTAAAACCTTACAAAGCTGGAATGTATTATTATAGTACACCAGATTATCAAGGTGGATTACAATATGCAGAATTAGAAGAAGAAGTTTCAAACTATCATTTGAATAATATCTTAAATGGACTTGCACCATCAATGTTGATTAATTTCAATAATGGTATTCCAGATGAAGAGGCACAAACTTTAATAGAAAGTAAAATAAAAAACAAGTTTTCTGGTAGTTCAAATGCTGGTAAATTTATACTTGCTTTTAACGATGACAAAGAATCTGCTGCTGATATTACACCAGTACAATTAAGTGATGCACACAACCAATATCAATTTTTATCTGAAGAATCACAAAAGAAAATAATGGTATCGCATAGGGTTGTTTCTCCTATGTTGTTAGGTGTAAAAGATTCAAGTGGATTGGGTAACAATGCAGACGAATTAAAAACTGCAACTATCTTAATGGATAACACAGTTATTAGACCATTTCAAGAACTTTTAATTGATGCCTTTGACCAAATACTTGCTTTCAATCAAATTAGCTTAAATCTATACTTTAAGACGTTACAACCTTTAGAGTTTACAGATTTAGACAATGTAAAAGATGAAGAAACAAGAGAAGAAGAAACTGGTGTTAAAATGAGCAAAGTTTTTTCTGATTTAGAAGAATTCGGAGAAGATGAGGACTTGGAGGAATGGGAATTAATTGACGAAAGAAAGGTTGATTACGATTCGGAAGATGAGTTAGACGAACAAATAAAAAAATTAAACGAAAAGAATCCAAGTTTACTCTCCAAGATATGGAACTTTGCAACAACTGGAACAGCAAGACCAAATGCAAAAAGCAGTCAAGACGGAAAAGAACCAAATTTCGGATTACAATATAAAGTGAGATATCAATATGCACCATTAAAGGCAAGTGATAATTCAAGAGAATTTTGCAAGAAAATGGTAAAAGCAAAAAAGATATATCGCAAAGAAGATATTATTGCAATGGGTTCAAACAACGTAAATAAAGGTTGGGGATTAAATGGTGCTGATAATTATAGTATTTGGCTATATAAAGGCGGTGG